GTTCAAACTGAAAATAAATATCCCAACCATCAGCAAAGTTTGAGATATCTGATTGTGAAAAATCGAAAGTATGAGTAGTAGCAGTCATTGTACTTAGGGCCCCACCACTATTGCTAAATACCCCTGTCCCAGCAGTATAAGTGCTTGCTCCAGCAAACATTGCCCAAAGAACTTCCTCTACTCCATGGTTTTGATCGGGATCTGGGGTTGCATCAAGAGTAGGTCTAGCATAAGTACTAAAACTCCACTCTACTGGGGCTAAGCTATCATTAAAAAGCAATCTTCCTCGTCTTGAAGTTGCTCCAGCCTCATTTACTGTAATCTCAGAAGCATTAATTGCTTGAGAAAAAGAAAAACCATCAAGAACTGGAACTTCCCAGCGGTAAGTATTAGAAGGGTCTTCTATAACTACCCTTACGTCTCTTGTAAATTGTAACGCCATGTGTATTCTCCAAAGAGATTTTATCTCTTCTTAACCTTAGTATCGGACCTCGCAAACGATTTCACCAACACCTAAAGGTTCTAATGCGCCTTCGTCAGTATCTAAACTTACTATTGTAAGTTGTTGTACTTTTTGCGCGTTTCCATCTTGATCTGTATAAGATAGAGCCGAGTTATCCTCTATCACAGTCTCAACATCTTCAAATAATTTTTCAAGTGCAAAATTTGCATTTTCCTCTTGAACATAAATACGGAGAGTAAGAGTCATAAATCTATCTTTATAACCCCCTCCTTGATAGTCTCTAGTTTCCGTACCTGCACTAATATGTACGGCAGGAAAGTCTTGTACTTCATCCCAAAAAAGTAATTTTGGCTCTACGTTATTATATAAATTTGATCTAAAAGGAAAATTACCATTAATTAATTTGATTTTATCTACTAAAGCAGAAACAATGGCCATCCTTCTAGATGTATAAGTTCTATTAACCACTACACTCTCCTAGTAAAAAATCTTCCGATTAAAACTTCCGATGCAATTTCTCTGATAGACCTGTCTATTACTTTTCTTGGGTCTCGGTCTTCATTAGCCCAAGGTCTTTTTCCTGCACCTTGCTCAAAAATTTGATAAGGTGTTTTATCATAAGTGTATCCAATACTTGGAAAACCTTTAGGAGTTGTAGAAATATCTGTAATTCTAACGCTACTCGCAAATCTTCCTGTTCTATTAACAAGTCCTGGCTCTCTCATATTTTTTCTTAGAGTTCTCTGTATTTTTTGGTTTAATAAATTCTGCAAACTTAACAATTCTTGAGCATTTTTACCCGGCGAACTCTTTGATCTTTTAGTTTTTGTACTAGCTTTTTTAGTAGAGCCTATTGTTAGTGAACTTATACTATTTTGTTTTAATTTTTTACTTTGATTTCTTTTTCTTTTTATCTTTAAAGGTGTATTTCCTGTCACAGAAACTTTCTTATTTTTAATAGAGTCGCTAATATTTTTTAATACTAAATTTGAAGCGGCTATTTCAGCCTCCTCTCGAATAGAGAGGCTGCCTTTCATATTATACCAATCTTGCTTTGATGCCCAAGAAAGAAGAGCCTCTTCTAAAATTGGTCTAATGTTAGTCCAATCCCTACTTTGTGCACCCCTAGGATTATACTTGCTAGCCTCGACTGATAAAGTTATGTCAGATAAAACTTTTAAATCTCTTAAAGAATACCCTCTTCCTTTTGTAGACTGAAACTTAATGGTAGGTTTATATTTTGTTCCAAATAAATTTTTAGAGGCGGAATGCCATTCTTTGCTGGAAACAAACCCCTCAAAATTGGGGCTTAATTCAAATACCTTTAAAGCAGCTTCTAATCTAGCTTCTCCGACCGCTGTGTTTTTATGCCCCCTAACAATGTTTTGATTAAACTTAGCAGGCTCTAAATTACTTTTCAACGTTTTTTGTATGTATATTCTTCCCCCATCTTTTAATTTTTTGAAGGGAGATTTTATATATCTAGGCTGTTGAAAAACTATTTTTCCGTCAGACTTTTCTATTAAATTACTGAGAGTTTTATTCCTGTTTAAATGCGCCTCTAGATTATTCATGGCTGCATTCGCTGCATTCGCGAAAATATTTCTAGTTTTATTATTTTTTAAAAGTTCTGAAACGGTTGGGTCTGTATCGCTTCTCGCTTTATCATAGCCTTCTTTAAATGCTTCTATCAATCCTTTTTTAGTAACCGTTATAATTTGATTTGCAGAATCTAAACGTTTTCTGGCCCACTCATCCTCAATAACCCCGATTGCCCTGAATAACATTTTATCAAGAATTTTTTGACTCATGCAATCCTATACATATCTAAAACTCTTCGTATGTGGTCGGGAAATCCCGGGTCATTACGAATTGCAGAGCTTCCTGCCCCTTCACGAGTAGCTGAACCAATACTTTGTCTTTCTTTCTGCTCGTTTAAGTGATAATAAGTAATAATATCAGCAACAGCAAGCTCTAAATCAACGGGTACCGAAACATATCCCGCTAAATAAGTGACTTTTACTGCTCCCACTCCATGAGGCCAGTTTTTATATTTTCCACTCTCTTGAGTTCGGAAAATAGAATCTGATGTGGCATCTAAATACCATGAGTATTCTGGAGGAGTTCCTCCCCCATTAGAAAAAAGCTCAATATAATCAGAAGCTTGACCTGATCTTTCATATACATTTGTTATACTAATAACAGGGCTATATTTCAATTGAACAGTATAAGTGTCCCATTGAATATCAAATAGTTCCGTATATCCTGGTGAAGTTGCATAAGTATCAAACTCAGAGTTACAATAAGTACGGACAAGCTGACTTACACTCGTAATTAGCTTCTCAAACTTTTCGTCAAACTGAGTAGAGTTTATACCCTCCAGCAATTTATAGTCATCTAATGTAATTAAATCTGCCATTTATTTTCCAAAAAGGCTTGGGAGCCCGAAGGCTCCCATCCTAATATTACCAAGCGTGAGCAACAACCTGACCAGCTGCACTAAACATCTGGTCGAAACCACGACGCTGAGTAGCAACTAATACACGACGTTGATTTTCAACATCATAATCAGATTCAACAGTTACACCACGGAGAACAGGTACTAAGAAGTTACGAGTATTAACAGCAATACCCCAAACCTTATTAGCAGTCTTTCCACCGGTAAATTCGTCACAAACGATAATTGGTGAGCCATAAGCCTGACCAATTTCACCTGAAATCTTAGTAGCACGATCACTACCGACCAAGTTTACATCTTGGAATTCAGGATCATCTAACATGTCATAGTACGCATCCAAAGATACGATATACACTACATCACTAGGACGACGACCATATTTACCCATTGCTTGACGCATGTTCAACAATTGAGCAGTAGTAGCAGTTACAGAAGCTGCACCAGCAGAAGCACCGGCATCCAGTACTTTGCTATCGTCGGTAGCAATCTTAATCAAACCATTTTGACCACCAGCATTTACTACTTCTGAAGAGCCTGCCTGAAGAATTGAATGCTCAATAGCACGTGCATGTGCACGAACCATAGCTTCACGAATTAAAGGAAGAATAGGCATAATTGCATCTTCTTCAGTTTCATTAGCCATGAAAGACTTAGAAACGAGCTTTTCAACGGTCAATACTTTAGTGCCTAAAGTAACACCTGCGTTGGCGCCTGGAGAGGCTTCATCACGTGAACCTAAGTTACCTTTAGGGTTAACGCTAGCACCAGTGCCGGCAGCATTAGCGCTTAACCATTCTGCGTAACCTGCATCAGGCATAGTTGGGACAACCATTGAAGCAGCGTTCATCTGAATCTTACGGAAAAGAGGATCGAGAACAAGCTCGAGCTCAATATCACGCTCAATCGCAGTAGAAACGGTAGTTTCAAAATCTTCGTTCGTAGAACTAGGAAGCTGTACGCCTGCGTTAGCATTCGTAGCTTTTTCAAGGATAGAACGGCCAAAACGAGTTCCTTCCAAACCTTTGTTAGTAACTACACCAAGAATATGTGCATTTACCATGTCTTCTTCTGAAAAAGAGGATTTTTCGCTACGATCAGCGAATACACGCTTGCTCTGACGCATTTTCTCAATTTCTTCGGCTTTTTCTTTTAGTTCATTTTGCAACGAACCAACAACTTGTTCAAAATTAGCATCTTTTTCAGCAAGTTTTGCTTCAACGTCAGCCATTAATTTTTCTGCACCACTGGTTACAGCGGTTACAATGCGAGCTTCTTCAGCATTTTTCTGAGCTTCGGCTTCTTCAGCAGCTTTTTGTTCTGCTTCCAATCGCGTTTGCTCTTCTGCCTTGCGCTCAGCTTCTTTCATTGCCATTGCAGTTGCGGTCTTTTCGACAGCAGCAGCCACAATCGCATCGATATCGATATCACTCATAGTTTTCTCCTGTACTTCGACTTGTGATAAGTCTTTAGGCATTGATTCGGTTTCGGAATGTTTTTCAAATTCAACTGTTACTTTGTCTTCAGTCTCCTGAACACTAATAACATGCTTTTCTTCCACGGAATCTTCGGTTTTGAAAGATTTCTTGAATTCTTCATACTCAGACTCTGAGTTAAAAGATTTAGCAAGAGAAAAGGTTGCAGCTTGGTTAGCAGGAACCGTTACTACTGAAACTTCCAGTAATTCTGCGTCCTTTATCTTATATCCATCGGTTTCGGTCATGTACTCCGCATCCTTGACTCGAAACCCGACTGAAAAAGCTCCAAGGACACCTTCTTTAATTAATTCACCTACGTGACCAGCAGATTTAGCAATTTTTGCTTTTAACTGCAGACCATTATCGTTAGTACCAAGCGAAACTGCTCGGCCAATCGGCTGATTGTAATCGTGATTAAAAAGAATTACGGGATTGTTTAAATAATTTTGAAGTCCGCCCTTTGTCCAGGCTTCAGTCTCAATTATGTCTCCAACACGGTCAGTACTATTAGTACTAGCCATACCAGCGATATGAAGATCATCCCCTTCTTCAAACGCTTTAAAGGTGGAGCCAATATGAAAAATCTTATTCACTTGATTCTCCTTTTACTGCTCTTAGTCTTTCTAAAGGACTAAGATCTGACGTTTCTGTCAAATCTGTTTCTGCAGTCTTTGGCTCTTGTTTAGCTACTTTAGGAGTGGGTTTTACGGGCTCTTCTAATTTAGAAGTGCCAATTGCAGCCCACTCAACGGGATAACTCTTTTGAGCCATTTTCATAATTGTGTTATAAGTTCTCCCTCCAAAATATCTCTTCAAACTTTTAGGGTTTACTGGAAGAATATCTGGATTTTCTTTCCAGTATTCGGATCTTTTATAAACTTTCCCTTGCTCATTAAAAAAATTCACAATATCCAGTAAAACTTGTGTTTTATATTTTGCCATACTATACCTCTTCTGGGTTATCTTCTGCGGGTCTACCGCCTTCTGTTGGATTTGCGGCGGATCCTGCGATATTTGCAGGAACTCTAAGTTCTCCGGCTCCAAACAATTCAGTGTAATTGAGAGATTCTCTAGCTTCGTTTGGAGTAATAATTCCAGTATTTACTAAAGTAGAATAGTAAGCCGCTGAATCTCTTAATTCTGGTTGCAATGCTGGTATGTTGCTAACATCAGGAACTAGCCTAAAACCAAAATATCTCTCTAAAGCTTTTGTCATTTTTTCTATAATAGGAAGAATAGTTTCCAAATAATATAGTCTGTGGTTGGGTCTAATATTTGCATTATTCCCTGAATCGAGCATAATTGGAGGAACACCTAAAATCTTTAGAATCTCTTTTTCTGCCATCTCAATAGAGTGCTCGAAATCCAACTCCCTAAAATTTATGTGTGATATAGAGTCTAGTTCCATACCCCCGTCTAGGACTAAAGGTCTTCTGCCTCCCCCATCTGGACGATAACGAGTCATCCATGATTGAATCATTCTCTCTTTATTTTTTTCACTAATTACGGATGGGGACTTAATTACAAGACCGGGAACTGCTCCATTCTTAAAAAAGTTATCCTGAAACTCTCTCATTCTTGTGAGCTGTGCCATAGTTCGACGAGCAGCTCTCAGCCTACTTGTACCCCTATAAATACTATGAAAGGAGTTTTCCTTTATATGGATAATTTCTTTAGGAGAATAATCTATGCTTTTTTGAAACGTGTACTTTGACACATACGTTTTTTTATCTGGGTCAATATCAGTATAATTTGCGGGGAGATGATAAAGCGAAGCCCCATCAAAGTAAATGAAAATATTACCGTCTAAGATATAATCTATAATGAGGTTTCGCTTGAAAGTAGAAACATCTTGAAAAGGGTTAGGTTCTTCATTAAGCAGAAGGTCTACTCTTGAACGCCTAATCCCTCTAGCGACTGAGGTCGCTCCGGTAATCGGGTCTCCAACCCTGAAAGGAATCTCCGCAGTATCATCCACAATCATGTTTACGGCACGATTTACGACTTCTAGAAATTCATAATAGGCGGTATAATTAGTAGGGATTTCTCTCGAACCAATAGGTCCGGCACCCTCAAGACTAACTACAATCTCTTCTTGTGCTGGGTTGAGTTTTTCTGTCTTCCAGAAATTATACCATGCCATGTTTTTCTCGTTGAATCTCTACCCAGCGCATCTGCTTCTGAGCTGTATGAAGCCCAGGATTACGCCCATAAATACTGTGCAGCTTTAAGTGATGCTCGTGGCAAAGAGTAACAGTATCGTTATAAAGCTCTTGCCAATGATCGTCTATAAATTCATCTCTCCATACAACGATATACTCATCCGTATAGTGTTCTGGACGAAGTTTTTGTTTCTCTCTCAACCACGAATGAAATAATGGAGCTAATGTATAATAATGATGAAAGTCTAATTTTACCTTTGCGTCGCAAATCTCACAAGCAGAGCCTTTTTCATATTTAGCTTTGGCTCTGTCTCTGATGTACTTTACTGGGTCTCTTTTTAGCTCTGCCATTTTTATAAATTATACTGAGAGGTTAGTTGAAAGTCAAGGATTATTTTTTT